GAGCTTACGTAGATGGTTCCAAGAGAAATGGGTTGACACCAAAACTGGTAAGCCCTGTGGCAGACAGAAAGGTGAGAAGCGTAAAGGCTACCCAGCTTGCAGACCATCTAGACGTGTGTCATCTAAGACACCTAAGACTACAGGTGAGATGTCTAAGGGCGAGAAGGCCAAGTTCAACAGAACTAAAACAAGTAGTAAACGGATTAATTATAATCACAAAAGACGCAAGAGATGATACAAATTTTAAAGAATCCTAAAACAGAGTCTTATGTCAGAGCAAAAGAAACAGCTCTATCACATACTCTGGCTTTACATTGGATACCTTCTGACACAGGGTTCTTTTATTATTCTCATATTTTAATATCTAGACCTGAGTTTCTTTACTATAGTCATCCAGTGTCAGCTCATGCAGACTTATTTGTAGCTGCAATAGGTGAAACACTAAATGCTAACAATCTAGCAGATAATGGATTTCATGTTATCAGAGCTGCTATTAATGTGGTTCATCCAAGCGAGGGAAACCAGTTTTCTGAACCACATGTAGATCACTCTTTTCCACATGTAAATTTAGTTATGTATTTTACTGATGTAGGAGGAAGAACTTTTTGTGAGAAGAAAGAGCACGACCCACAAGAAGATGATATAATCCTATTTAAAGGTGAGCACTATATGGAAAGACCAAAGAAAGATAGAAGAGTTATATTAGTTTCCACATTACAGATATACTAATTAGAACGTCCGTTCATCCTAATTAGGACGCATGACACCCAAGCATGGAACGGGGCTTGGTATATGGAGAGTACAATGACTGTAACCTACGTATATCGTGGCATTAAGTACACAAGAGTAATCGGTTAAGGCCGTACAGGGAGGTTCAAGTCCTCCCATCTCTATTGGCGAGAGCCTGCTAAGGCAGATACCTTGAGCCGTCTAGACGGTGGGATAGACCACAAAAAAATGGCCAAAAAATTTCAGTACTGAAGAACGTTAACCAATATCATTCTTATTAGAAATGGCATACCCCGGATCTTTCGATCATCAATCTAACGTCAACCCTACACAACTCACAAGACAGGGTGCGTTAAATGGCGGTGCAGATCCTAGAGCCCTTTATCTTAAACTCTTCTCAGGAGAGATGTTTAAAGGATTCCAGAGAAACACAATCGCTAGAGACTTAGTGCAGAAGAGAACACTTACATCAGGTAAGTCTATGCAGTTCATCTACACTGGTCGCACAACAGCTGAGTACCACGTACCCGGCCAAAGCATACTTGGAAACGACCAAAAGGCTCCTCCAGTTGCTGAGAAGACCATCACTATTGATGACCTTCTTATCTCCAGTGCTTTCGTTTACGAGCTAGACGAAACACTTGCACACTACGATTTACGTGGTGAAATTTCTGCTAAGATCGGCTACGCTCTTGCAGAGAAGTATGACAGACTCATCTTCAGAGCTATCGCAAAGGGTGCTAGAATTGCTAGCCCAGTGTCTATGACAAACTTTGTAGAGCCCGGTGGAACACAAATCCAAGTTGGTGGTGGTTCCGACGCTGACGACGCATACAACTCAACACACCTAATATCAGCTTTCTATGATGCTGCTGCTGCTCTTGACGAGAAAGGCGTATCTACTGAAGGTAGAGTTGCTGTGTTGAACCCAAGACAGTACTACGAACTTATACAAGCTGTAGGTTCTAACGGTCTTGTAAACAGAGACGTACAAGGTACAGCTCTACAGAGTGGACAAGGCATCATTGAAATTGCAGGCATCCAGATCTTCAAGTCAATGAACATTCCATTCTTCAGCAAGTATGGTACTAAGTATGCGCCTGCATCTGGTGCTTCAGCTGCTACTGACCTAGCTGTTGCAGATCCCGGTAACACAGGTTCTTTCGTTTCTGTTGCTACAGAAGACGGTAGAGCTTCAGTTGCTGGTATTAACAACAACTACGGTGCAGCTACAAACTTCGCAAACACATGCGGACTTATCTTCCAAAGAGAAGCTGCTGGTGTTGTAGAAGCTATCGGCCCACAGGTACAGGTAACTTCTGGCGACGTTTCAGTTGTATACCAAGGTGACGTAATCCTTGGAAGACTAGCTATGGGAGCAGACTTCTTGAACCCAGCTGCTTGTGTTGAATTGTTCGCTGGAACAACAACTAAGCCTGCTGCGTTTGGTGCTACATACCCAGCTAACGCTTAATTTTTATTTTTATACGGGGGCTTCGGCTCCCTTTTTTCTTATGGCTACCACAACTATTGACACCGATACCGAACTATCCGCAGTGAACTCTATACTGGGAGCTATCGGACAATCACCTCTAACTGAGCTAAACTTCGATAATCCAGAGGTATCATTTATATTTAATTTATTACGTGATGCAAACGTAGATACACAGACAGAAGGCTGGCATTTCAATACAGAGTATCATGTAAAATTTACACCTGATGTAAATAAAAAAATTGCAATAAGTGCTGACATAGTTGCCATGGACTTGCATGATAATCAAGCTCGTAGGCACCATGACCTAGTGCGTCGTAACGGCTTTTTGTACGATAAGACCGATCATACAGATGAATTTGATGGTGACATAGATCTTGATATTGTTAGACTTTATGAGTTTGAAGATCTACCTGTTCCTTTCAAACGCTTTATTATATATAAAGCATCTAGAATCGCAGCTACACAACTTGTTGCTAATCCGGGCTTGGTAAGATTACTAGGAGTACAGGAGCAACAAGCAAGAGCAGCACTACAAGAGTATGAGTGCAATCAAGGAGATCACAGCATGATGGGATTCCCAGAAGGCACTGCATATCAAACATATCAACCATTTAGAAACCTTAGACGATAATGGCAGGCGTAACACAAACCATTCCACAATATTCAGCAGGCATATCAGAACAGCCTGACAACCTAAAATTTCCGGGTCAGGTAGTAGAATCTATTAACGCAATACCAGATGTAACCAAGGGTCTATTTAAAAGGCCGGGTGCAGCAAGAGTAGGAACTGATGCTTTAGCTAATGTTCAGAGTGGTGGTTCGTACTTTCATTACTATCGTGACGATGAAGAAGGCTCTTACATAGGCCAGATAGCTGCTGATGGTCAGCTCAGAGTATGGAAAGCTGATGGTGACAACCCCGGTGCAGCACAAACTGTTGTGTATGGTACAGGTGGACAAACAGCAATACAAAATTATTTAGCAACAAGTGACCCAGAAAACCTACAATTTCTCACAATTAATGATACAACTTTTGTTAGTAGCCGTGATATTGATAATGCTAACACTATCGTTGGGACAACATTTTCTGGCACATATTCTCAGTCAGGCACTACAGTAACAATTACATTTATCAATCACGGTTTATCAGTTGGTGATAATGTAAATGTGGATTACACAACAGGAAATGGTGTAGATGGGGATTTTTTAGTACAAACAAAAACTGACAATACGTTTACCTTAACTGCCGCTGCTAGTGCTACCACATCAGGTAATGTTACAGTTAAACCTTTAACAGATGCGACACCAGACACTCACTTCGCATTTCTAGAACTAACTAGAACTGAAAATGGTAGGCAGTATGGTCTAAATGTATACAATAACAGTAATACAACTACACTCAATCGTGCTACACGTATAAAAATACAGAGTCATACTCTCGATGAAAGTGATGGCACAGGCCATTGTCCCGGTATTGGCACTGAAGTATTTAGTGTTGACTCTGGTAGCAAAACTAATCTTATATTTAGACTTACAACTCTAGGTCAACAAGGTGTTAGTCCTAATTATAGTGCTAGCTCTAATGGGCCGGGAGGTAATAACTACAGATGTAGCTATCAGCCAGACATAGTATTATTACATGGCGGAGAAGGATGGGTTACAGGTGATACAACTACTGTAACTATGGAGGGTTTTAACTATACTATCAGGGTAGAAGATCACGAAAGCACAGCAGTAAAAGCTAACCTAAAACTTATCAGGCCAGAGCCAACACCATTCGATGCTGATACAGCTGTTACTGCTGATACTGTTCTTGGTGGTATACTAGCTGAGTTACCGACAGGGATTACTGGTACAATTATTGGTACAGGAATGTACTTATCTAGCTCTAGTGCATTTAATGTAGAGGTAGTAGAAGAGGACTTGATGAGAGTCATGCAAAGTTCTGTAAACGATGTAACAAGATTACCTAATCAATGTAAACATGGATACATAGTCAAAGTATCTAACTCTCGTATGTCAGAAGAAGATGACTACTATGTACGTTTTGATGGCGAGAATAACAGAGATGGATCTGGCTCTTGGTCTGAGTGTGCAAAACCCGGTATACCAAAGACTCTTACTAATATGCCTTTGGTTATTCAAAGAACAGCACTAGCTAACAAAGGTACATCTACCGAAATAGCTACCTTTACAATCAAACAGTTTACATATGCTGATAGATTGATAGGTGATGAACGTACAAATCCGTTACCAACCTTTGTAGGTAAACGTATAAACAAAGTATTATTCTTTCGTAATAGATTAGCTTTCCTATCAGGGTCAAATGTTGTAACATCTAGACCCGGTTCGATTGCTGAACCAGACTTCTTTGCCGAGTCAGCACTAACTGTATCAGCATCAGATCCTATTGATATATCATCTGCATCTACATTCCCATCAGAACTATTTGATGGTATAGCAATCAATGCTGGTTTGGTAGTATTTAGCACAAACCAACAATTCTTACTTGCATCAGATGATACAGTTCTAAACCCTGATACTGCTAAGTTACGTAGTATATCTACATTTAATTACAACAAGGACATTGCACCGATCTCATTAGGCACTACAATAGGTTATGTTGATAACTCTGGTAAGTTTAGCCGATTCAATGAGATGGCAAACATTAGTCGAGAAGGTCAACCAACTGTTGTTGAAGTTAGTAAGATTGTACCAACACTTCTGCCGAAAGATATAGACTTACTTACTAACTCAAGAGAGAACAGTATTATCCTGTTTGCTAAGTCAAGCTCTACTGACAGTTTAGTATATGGTTATAAGTATCTAAATGTTGGTGATAAGAGG